CCCCAGGTACTGGAACTAAAGCACCAGCAGCACTACCAGCAAGTCCACCAGCCATGATGGGTGCTGATACTGGTATAGATTGTGCAGCACCTGTAAGGGTTCCAGATACAATACCTTCTTTACCAAAATACTCTTCAACATCTGGTTTAGCAAAAGAGGTCTCGTTAATCCAGTCACCAATATCTGCCATCCACTCCTGACCAGAACCAGTACCATAAAGCTTTAATGCTTCTCCAGATCCAGACCAAAGTCCATGAAGAACATCAGCAAATGTGTTTCTACTCTCTGTGTAGAGTGGTACATCAGAGGCAGGAATCGTAGTATATATGCCATCTGGATCAACAGATTCCCAGAAACTATCAAACATTGCCATAGTCGTTTATCCTTTCTACTTTATATACTGAGTCTTACCGGCGTTAAGCCATCTTTGTATTGCAGATTTACCGTATGCCTGTTCAATTGCTGCTTTCTCTTCTTGAGACCCTTTACTATAAGCCTCTCCTTTCATAGCATCTGTCATGTTCAGGAGACTAGGAGGCTCTTCTGGATTATAAGAAGAACCAAAAGCTTTTATAGCATTCTCAGGATTTCTTTCAACTTTAGTAGGAACCCTATTAGTGGTTTCTGTAGAGGAAGTTTTACCACCTAATACATCAAACAACATATTATCCCCGTCAGGATTCTTATCAAGATCATATCCGAAACTCTTGAGATAAGTTTTTGTTTGTTCCACTGACCAGTAGGATCTTGCTTCCTCTTTAGAAATCTTTTCTCCTGTCTGATTGAAATAGTTTACTTGTATCTTTTTAATTGTAGAGTTTGGTAATTTCTCTGCGGCTTTAGCTGTCTTCTCGTCAGCAAATTGTATAAGTTCTGCAGGTGGTTTTCTTTCTTCTTCTCTCTTATTTAATCCAGTAGCAGTAGCAACAACAAGAGTGTCTTTAATCTTCTGAGCCTTGTCCTTATCTCCACCAGCTTTATCTAAAGCCCATCTGTCAAGAGCTTCCTGATTCTTCTCAAACATTTGCATCTGATCAGACTTCTTATTTGCAGCTTGTTTTTGTAACTCAAAGGAGCTACTCCTATAAGCAGCATTAGCCGCTCTTTCAGCAGCATTAGCTTTAGCTTCTTGTTCTGCTATACCAACCCTCCTACCTTCAAACTCAGAGGTAGTTTTGAATTGGTCCGCTTGTTGCTTTCTAGTAGCTGCACCTTCCTCTTTAGTTGCATCGATCTGCATCCCTGCAAGATCCTTCTGGTTCTGCATCTGTAATTTAGCAAGGTTCTCAGCCCTAAGCTCTCTAAGTCTTGATTGTTCAGACTCCCAGTTTCTTTTCTCATTTTCCTTTAAGATCTCTCCGTACCCTACCATCCCAGCACCGAGACCTCTCATCATACCACCGAAGTTAAATGCCATTATCTGCCTCCTGGTGCTGGTTGCTGCAACATACCTTCTCGGTACTTCTTCTGACCAAAAGCTTCCATAGCTACATTCTCATCTGCTTGCATTGAGAGACCTTCTTTCTTAGCATATGCAAGACCTTCCTCTCTATCACTATCCTGAAGGAGTGGTTCTGTAATGGCTTGAAGTTCTACAGGATCTATAGATCCATCCTTCAGTCCTCTTTCTACATAAGTCTGAATAGTTGTCTGAAGGATCTCTTTAACTTGATCTTCATCAGTTACTTCAAAGAATCCTCCAGCATTACCAATTTCTATAAGATCAGATACAACATAAACTCCACCAAGAAAAGTAGTCTCCAGATCTGCAGGTTGACCTCCTTTCCTAGCAATAGTCTGCTGCATCATATCATTAACTTCCATAGTAATACGGGGAATGGTCTGCTCTGGGGGGCCAGCTTTGAGCATCTCCTGTACCATTGGAGTAGTCTGTTTATCATGAAGAACACGCATAAGAGCACCAACATACGCTTCCTGCTGCTTGTTCATCTTCTGCTCTGGATCTCCACTAAGAATCCCTGAAGCTACCTTTGGTTCTTCTTGCGGAGTTGCTTGCTCCTGCTCAGTGGCATTGGTTTGGAGAGCAGCCTCCGCATTATAAGTTTTCTCCATACTATGCCTCTTTTACTGTAGTATTAGATAAGATTGATTTAATAGTTTCTTTCTTCTTCTGATAGTCATTACGAAGCTTTTCCCAACCCATAGCTCTCTGATTCTTTGCTGAATCTAGTGTGATCTGAGATTGTCCAAGACTACCTGCAGCCGTAGCATACTGTTCATTAAGTTGAGTATTAGCACCTGCAAGAACTCCTTTACCTTCTTGAACTTGAGACATTACTAATGGAGCTGTCTGAGTGTACCATTGCTGATAGATATCCTTCTCACCTTGAGAGAATCCTTCATGTAACTCTTCGCCTATGTATCTACCACCTTCTGCAGTTTTTACATCTACATAAAAGTTACCTTTATCATCCCAGTTAGTTGCTACACCTTTCTCTTTTGCAAGATCTTCTGCAACAGCCCTAGGAAGATGATAAGTTCCCTCTGTGATATAACCACCCTTACCATCTTGCTTTACCACATTAATATTAATGAAGTCACTTGAAGTATCTTTCCACAAGTTATCAAGAATCTTTACAGGATCAAGAGAGGAATAGGCTTCATCAATCTTTCCCAATCCTGTTTGATATTTAGTATTTAGATCTGAGGTCTGTGTATCTAGCTGCTTCTGATAGTCTACAGCACTACTCTGAAAGTTAGCCTCTTCTTGCTTTAAGATATCGGCTTGTTCCTGAGTTGTACTAAAACCAAGATCATCATAATAGTTAATGTAATCTCCACGAGTTACATGAGCAACCCTATTAGGATCTCCAGCTACACGATGATCTTGTCCCTTTATTCCTGTAGTCTGTCTTTCCTGTCGCATTACTCCGCGATAGGCATCTTTATTTGTATTATCTGCCATTACTTATTACCGAAAAGAAGTCCAGTAGATTCTGCAGGATTCTGCTCTTCACCATACATAGCCTTGCTTTCATCATAGACTTGCTGCTGTACACTAGGAGTAGCTGTATTCCCACTAGGGGCATTAGCTACCTTCAGACCTGTAAGTGCTCCCCTTCTTCTAGCCCTCTGCTCATCAATAAGACTAAACTCTTTCTGCTTAAGTTTCCAATCAGCTTGTCTCTGTTCCCTTGCATTAAGTAACTGAAGATCTGCTGAGTACTTAGCAGCATCACTAGAGCTTCCTCCTCCGCCCTTGCTCATTCTCTCAGAGGCTTCTAGTTGTGCATAGAACTGTTCATTCTGTTGCTTCATCTTATCTCTCTCAAGGGCTTCAGCCTTCTCTGCAGAGTCATCAAAGGCACCCATAAGCATTTGGCCCCCTGTAGATACTAGGGCAGCTCCTGTACCTTCTCCTAGAGATCCAAGTATACCGGCTCCCCCTCCTGCTCCCCCTGCAGTACCTGCAGTTGATCCAAGAGCTACTCCTGAATTAGCTGATGCTTCCATAAGGGCAGGAGATGCAATCTGAGAAGTAGAAGTACCTGCAGCAGTACCAGCACTAGTTGCAGTAGATCCCCAGCTAGCGTAGGCTGAGAAACCACCCATTACAGCACCACCTATAGCTCCATACAAAATACCTTTCCCTATATCACCTCCCATTACTGCAGCACCAAGTCCACCAATTACTGCTCCAGCTACTGCATAAGTTACTACAGTTGCTATAGCTGTTGACACAGCAGCACTAAAACCTATTGTACCAAGAACACCTGCTATTGCTGGGATTGCTGGCATGTTGACCTCCTACCTTCTAGTTCCTTTCTATTTCTTATAGAATAAATATACATAATCTCATCCTCCTTACCACCAGCATCTTCTAAGATACCAACTCTTTTACCACCTGTAAGCCCTATAAACCTTTGCATTCTTTTATTACTTGCTCCAGCAAAAGCTATAAGACATGTACAAGAAGTATTATCAAACATCCAAGATCCTACATCGATTGTAAAATCTCTATAGCCCTTTACATCTCTTGTACTTCCTATAGTATGAATAGAAAATTTATACTCCCCTATAGGTTCTACAAGGACTAGAAGATCCTCACTAAATCCAAACAATTTTACCATAGGATTAAATAGCATTTGTCTAGCCCAGTTAATAGCATCATACCCAAAATGCTTTGTTCCTATATTAGCTACTTCTATTATATCTTTATATGTATAAGGCTTAATCATGTTGCACTAGTAGTTGTAGTAGTCGTAGTAGTTGCTGGAGGCTCTGTGAGGGCAGCTTGGTTAACTGTAGGAGCGATAATATAAGTATCAATAAGCTTACCAAAATCTTTCAGCCCTGCAGCAGCCCCAATAAACTTCAAGTTATTTTTAGCTATAGTAGTCTCTAATGCTATAGCAGCCTGTACAGCATCTCCACCAAGATCTAAGATATCGGGATCAGTTAAAATGTTTTCAATAGCAATATTGTAATCGCCAATAATCTTTGAGGTCTGAGCCTTTACATCTTTAGCTACATCAGCTTGTACGGCAAACTGTTGCAACTGAAGATTCTGTTCCCCTACAAGCTCTTGATTAGTCTTCTGCCACTGGCCTTGAAGCTCTTGAAGATATACCTTACTCTGTTCATTTGCTCCTGCAAGCTTAGCATTAAAAGCATTCTGAATATTCTGAGTAAGTTGCTGATTAGTTGCTTGCTGGTTAGTAATCTGCTCAGAAATAATACCTTCAGCCAAATTAGTTGCTGTAAGATTCTCAGCCTGTTGCTGTTGCAACCCGAACTTACTATAGGTTTCTGCATCCTGTTGAGCTATAGGAAGTGCAGATTCTATAGCTGCTCTCTGTCCTGCCCCTGCAGCCATAGAAGAATTAAGAAGACCTCTACCTGCAGCTTGTTCCTTAGCTTTAGTTTGTGCTAACTGGATGTAAGGGCTATCACTCTTCAAGAGAGTATTAAGTTGACCGGCTACAGTGTTAGTAGCGTTATCAATATAGCTTGATCCTGTCTTAGGGGTAGCTGTATCCTGAACCTTTTGAGAAGCTGTAGCTGCATCAAAGGTTCCCCATGTAGGAACTCCAGTGTCTGTAGCATCCTTAGCTATACCCTCATATGCAACTCCCTGAGCCTTAGAGATATCTTGAGCATTCTTTGAAATACCAGATAATACTCCAGTAGAGGGAGTGGTAGGTGCAGTAGGGGCCTTCTGGGTTGTAGGAGTAGTTATTTTAGGTGCAACTAATGGATTTACTACAGTAGTAGGAAGGGGGGTATTAGTTGTAGTACTTGTAGGGTCAAATGGAATTGTTAAAGCCATAATGTCTCCTTACTCGTTATGGCCTTTGGCCATCCTACAAGGTAGTTATATTCATCTAATTCTAAGATGGATTCTTTCTCAAGTACTGCTTGTAAGATCCTCAAGGCCAAGGAGTCTGAAAGGATAATATTTTCTTTATCCATAGTTCTCCAAGTCATACTAGACCTTGTCTGAACTACTATAAGATAAACTATTTTAGATTGAAGATCAGTTTGGAACCATCTCTTAGTTCCTGAATCATCTGCTACATATACTCCTGTAGGAGGTACAACATTAATTGTCTGTACCTCCACAAGATTCGTTTGTACTATCATACTATTTTATCTCCATTCAAACCTGAAGAGATCTAATAAAATTCTGCATCTGCAACCCAATCAAAAGTGCTCTTTCCAGCTTGTCCTTGTGTACCACTTGTCCAATTATAATATGGAGCAAAGTCTTCTATAGTTGCTGCTGTTCCAGAAAGAGTCCCGATTGTACCACTCATACCTTGTGTAGTTACATTACTTAGTGTGATAGTTGGGACTATACGTTTAGTAACTTTATACCAAGCTGTTGGAAGTTGTACCGCTGCAACATTATAACATGCACAAACTCCTCTTAAACTTCCAGTCTCATAATATCGTTGACATAACGCAAGCTCTACACTATATGGTCTTTGTTCAAAAGCTGCAGCTTCAGTTCCATCCTCAAGTTGTATTGTACTAAAATCAAAAATAACTCCTGACTGATGTCCTAATGAGTCTGTTCTTGTATTAAATGAAGACCCAGCATCAACCCAAATATTTAAAGCTAAAAAACTATTATTGTCTGTTCCGAGGGTTTTACCAGAAATAGATGGTAAAGTAACAGTTAATGTTATTTTGTCCCAAGCTGCAGATGGGTTGACTTTTCCACCCAAAGTATAGACCTGACTACTTGGGCTTCCACCAGTTCCAAAATCTTGCACAAACTCTATAGAAATATACCCAGCAACATAGCGTTTTGCATAAAAAGACAGTGTAACACTTTTCCCTTGATATCTTGTAACATCTTCAAACTTATGTTGAAGTAATGCATAATCACTCGCACCAGACGAGGGAGTGCATGTAACCTGAAGAAAATGTTTCGGAGCCTGAACCGATCCAGTAAAAAATGTTCCTATTGGAAAGTCTTGTCTCGAATAACCTATTGAAGAGTTGACAGAGACAGCAGCCCATCTATCAGCCATAAAGCGGGTTCCAGTTCCACCTAATAGGCTTGTTCCTCGCTGCCATATATCAAAGTTACCATTGATAACTTTATTCCTAAAACTTTGATTAGGTAGATTATCAACAATTCCTTCTATTGCAACCTTATCGGCTGCAGTAGCTATTACATCTAATCCCGTCTGTACCCTATCGGCTGCTGTAGCTACTTTATCTAATCCTGTTTGTACCCTATCGGCTGCTGTAGCTACTTTATCTAACCCTGTCTGAACTCTATCAGCGGATGTAGCTACTGCATTATCCTCTGCTTTAGCAGACCAGTGAAGTGCTGAATAACTTCCTGGTTCTACTTCAGAGTCTTCAGGATTAATTGCCCATGCCTCAGCAAGATCTGAATAGTAGGACTGATTGGCACTAACAGCATTAATAGCAACTTCTACTTGCTGAAAGGCTGAATCGACTGCATTATTAATATCATTTATATCTGCAGCGTAAGCAATATCTCCAGCTACTACAGACTTTCCTGCGCTATCATAATATGTACTTGCCATTACATTTGTCTCCCCATCACTGTAAAGTCTACAATCATATCTTGGAAGGTGTGCTGCCTTGTATACTTAGAAGAGTATCTAAATGCTACATTCATATTACTTCCAATACCAAGCATATCATAAAAGAGCCTGTTAGTAACAGCACTACCTACCCATATCATCTGATCCCATAATCCCTGATCCCACTGATCTCCAGCTCCTGTAACCCCTAAAGTATTCTCTACAGAGTTAGCATAATAGTCACCAGAATAATCAAACGAAGGTTTAATATAAAATGTAAGTTCATCAACAGAGTCAACCTCTAAAGTAATTCTAAAGAACCTCTTCCAGTTTCTAGGAGAACTATAATGGAAATAACTAGTAGCAAAGTTATAGTCTATTACAGTACCATCAAAAGATGTACCAACATCTGATTGATAAGCATATCCAGAATTAGATGAGAAGAAACTTACTAGATCCCCTGAAGAATCCATACCTTCAGTTATAAATAAGACAGGAGCAGTATACCTTAAGAAAGTTGCACCCCTAAGTTTCTTATTATAAAAAGAAAATACTATACACCTCCCATCACTAAAGTAGAGTCTATATTGATTTAACTTCTTTAATGTAATAGCACATGTTATTAGATTCTTATATTTAAATAGAGTTCTCTTTACTCTTTCAGAGATAGTATTAGTAGAGAAGTCACCAAACTCTTGAGCTGCTGCAAGGGTAGTTACACCCATGTCACTCATAAAGATTATAGTATCAAATAGTTTATCTACAGTATGAGGATAGGCTCCTAGAGAATCTGAGAAGGTCTTTAAGACTCCTTCCTCTATAGAAGGGCCTTCAAATACTTTTATAAAATCTCTTCCAAAGATAATTAAGGTACTTCCTACAGAACTTCTGAGTGCTGTTATTTCTCCACCAATCCCTATCTCCCCTGCACCATTAACAGAAGACCAATCATTAGCTTCTCCATCAACTCCATTGTTGTCGAAGTCCATACCAACTACAGAGTATTGAAGAGATCCACCAGGATAAGATAACCAAAGTCTATCTATATGAGCTGCAATGTATGTAGGTTTATCATTAGGGTCCATTCCTACATTATCCATAACTCTTACAGTAGTACCATCAAACGATCTAGCCTTATCAACTCCATTACACCAGTACATTCTCTCGCCTGTAGAGGTAGCAAAGAAGTTATGAGTAATGAAAGAATAAGAACCTCCAGGTAAGAGGGGGGCTACTGATGTGTCTACTTCTACCCATCCTGCAGCAGTTGCTTTATACATACCTGCTGCTGCTCCACCTACCTTATCCCTGAAGGCATATACCTCATCCTGAAAGACATATACACCCCTTACAGGTCCTGTACCATTTATACCACCTACAACCCCTATGGCAGTTCTTGCAGCTTCTCTAGCTACATCATCAAGAGGAGTAGCTAGTACGCTTGAAGGTGCCGTCTGCCCATCGTATCTCTCATAGCCAGCTACAGATACATAACCCCCTGCTGAGCCTTCAGTAATATAATAGTTCTTACAGGTTAATAGGTCGCTTGGCTTCATCTCAATAGATGAGACTGCCTCATTAACACCAGTATCGAAAATGATACTCTGTGTATTTACTGGCATTATATTAATTTGTCTAGGAGTAGTCATACTATCCCTCTGACCTTGAAGAACTCTTTAGGGTTAAGCTCTCTTAAGATATTACCAAGAGCTTCTGAAGCTTTCAAAGCATACTGCTGATAGATGTGACTAAGTCCTATAGATAACGCATAACGTGCTGTAGCTTCATATACAATGTAGTTATGGTAGTCCACAGGCATTTCAGGTTCTGTCGTACTAAGAGACAGTTCTTGATTATTCTTATAATAGTCTGCATAGATCCAATAGGCTCCATCAGGTTTATTAATAATCACTGCATAATCTTGTGGCCTTATAGTAAATTCAGTAACTTTACTACTGTTAGTATTATCTCTATACTTATAAACAAAGTAATCATATTCTAAATACCTCAACAGAGTCTTCTTTGTATTATCTAAAACATAGAAGGCTTCTGGATACCATCTTTTAAATCTATTAGTGGGGCCAAAGATTGTAGCAGGTGTATAAGTTGTAGTTCCAGATACTGTAGCAAATGATTTAGTATCTCTCATCCACTTCCAGTTCTTTCTATAGTTCTGCAAGTCAGTCCAAGCATCTCTTACCATATGAAGCATTTGGCCTTCAGCGCCTATAGCATCTATGGAAGATGGCCCTGTACCTTGTAGACCTATATGCTCTCTGACTGCTTGAGCCATCTTAAGATATTGCATGGATTACTCCTTAGTTTTCTTATTAGTCCTTGTAAGCTTATCAACACTGGGAGAGTCTGAAGGGGTAGGGTCTTCTACTTTAGTGGGTTTTACAAGAAAGTATCTTTCCTTATAGTTCTCATAGTGCTCTTTATTCACACAAAATTTTACTCCGTCTTCTTTCCTAATTACATATACCGATTCTTTCATTAGATCTCCAGATAATAAAAAACCCCCATAGATCCTACTATGGTCCTATGGGGGTTCTTGTAGTAACCCTCTGAGGTGCACAGATCCTACGAGATGTGTAGAGGGTATTGTTTAATTATTATGCCTTGTAAGCGTAAAGAGCTACAAGAGCTTTAGGCTGTACAACAGCACGACCGTAGACTGCAAGGCCCCTCATGTATGTTCCGAAGCTAGATTCGATCTGAAGGGACTCAGTCTTCACCAACTGATTGGCAAAGGTTACAGCCTCTTTAGTACCTGCCATACAGTAGAAGCACTCATTAGCACCATCAGTCGTATGCTTCAGGAGATTAGACTGGATGATTTTGGTACGATCAACCATACCTACAACTCCTGACCGAATAACACCAGTGGTATCCCCAGAGATATCTGCAGACTTAAGATCACCCTTCTTCAGAAGAGCAACAAACCATGCAGGAAGAACAACCCAGCGATTCTCTGAGGGGATCGATTGCTCATCAAGGACAGTATTAATATCTACAATAAGGTCAGTAGCATTAGTACTGGAAACAGCGACACCAGCACCGGCTCCACCCATATCAATATTAGCACTAATAGCTCCAGCAGTTGCACCAATATTATCTGCATGTGCAAGAGTAGAGATATAATCAAAGCAATCAGTATCAATAGCAATCTTCAGACGCTCACCAGCATCTGCAGCAAACTTGTTCATAAGATCCAGATCACTCTGGACAGCATCAATATCGTCAATTCTGAAACTCCAACTCTTTGCCTTATCAATATTCAGTTCCGTGTTTGCAATCTCAGGAACCTGATAAGTAAGAGTACCACCAACCGTGTAGTCACTAACAGTGATTACCGGAGTATGCCGGATAATAACTTTATCACCAGCACTTTTAATCTCGCCCATATAATCAGTATTAGCAATCTCATTAAATGCAGTCACTTCATAGAAGTTCCTAAGCATCTTGCGGCTGAACATCAACTGTATAAATTTAGAAGTACTGTCAGAAGCATAGGTTGCATATCCAGCAGCACGAGCGGGTCCATTAGCCATTTTGTTTCTCCATTAAATTATAAATGGCTAGATATACTTGTTATCGGATTCTTCCTTCCACATAAGCTTTAGTAATTCTAGCCTCAATTTCGTTAGCTTCTTTTTGTCTATTTTTATACACACCTCTGGCTATATCATTAAAGAAATCCTCTACCTGTCTCGCTGTGAAAGTTTCTTCAGCCTTGACAGTATTCGTATTACTTGCTGATGCAGATCCTGTAGGTGTAATATTTTCCTCTAGCCTTTCTTTTTTACTTCGTGGTAATGCCCTCTTGAATTCTATGAAGAAGTCTGCAACCCTTTCAGCATCAAGAAATTCTTCAGCTCTCCTAAAGACATCTACTTTCTTCTCTCCTGTATACTCGTCATAGCCTTCCATAAACTGAGCAAACTTAGGGTCCTTATCAATACTCTGATAGTCAGGAACAAACTTACTTAAGTCCATAAGAAAACTATTATAAGCTGAAGCCCTTCTAGCTTCTGCAAGCCTTCGTTGCTCAGCTACTTTATCTGCTTTAAGACGATTGATCTCTTCTTTAAGCGGAGTAACAGATGCCTCTACAGCTTTCTGTGAGGCTCTCTTAACAATATCTACTGCTTCCTCCCCGATAGAATCTGTATCTTCTTCAGTAATAATTCCCTGAAAGATATCAGTATTACTATTCATAAGGTTAGATAGCTTAACTGAGAGATCATCAATCTTCTCTTCAGACTCTCGAAGTCTAGTAAAGAGATTTACATTTTCTTTCCTCAGTGTAGATATAGTCTTATCGGTAGATGCTTTATAACTCTTGAAGCGTTGCTTCCAAGATACACGCTGCTTCTCTGGTTCTTTCTCTTGTTCTTCCTGCTGGATTACCGTAGTAGCATCAGGAAAATCTATAGACCCTGTAGTCTCATCTTCTTCTACAAAACTATCATCAGGGTCAAGATTAAGATTACTAGTGGACTCTTCCGAGGATTCACTAGGACCAAACATTTCTTTCTCAAGTTCTGCTTCTTCTTGCAACAGTTTTTCAAGTGACATTGTGTTCTCCAGTACTCTTTCAGCAGGGGCACTACAGACCTGTGATGGCGATTGCGTGGTTGCTTACTTAAGTAGATTGAAGGTTTATGCTAGGAGTTCTAGCAGTTCTTTAATAAAACTTCCTTTTCCTTTCAGTACATTGTCATACTCAGGACCATCCCTTCTATATGACAAGAGTTGGTTCTTTATTTCTTCAAGCTCAGTGGAGAGTACCTTCTTCAAAAAAGGTACATCTCCAGAGCTAATACGTCTCTTTTCTTCTTGATTGAGTTTCATTGCTGATTAACTTTATCTCCGGTCTGGATACTAAGAGCAATCATCTTATCAGTGTTGTGTGATTTGTTGCTTTCCACCATCTGCTGTTTCTGTAAAGCTGCAGTCTCTTTAGATACTTGATTCTCTCTTTCGAGTTGCATCTCAATAGCTCTAAGTTGTAACTCTTCAGCCTTAGCTTGGGCCTTCTGTTGAAGTTCTGCAGCCTTAAGCTCTTGAGTCTGCTGATGCATAGCCATCTGACCCTCAATCTGAAGTTGAGTAGCTTGCAGACCTGTCTGACTCTTCTGCTGTTCAATCTGCATCTGCTGCTGTGACTGCTGAGCTTGCTGAGCCTTAGACTCTTCTTGTTTCTTTCTAAGTTCTATTCTACTTGGGATGATATCAGCACCAAGTCCAAGAGTCTTAGCCATCTCTCTGAGGATATCAGCAACCCCTTCCATCCCTACAATACTAAGATAATTAGGATTAGCAAGAATCTGAAGGAACTCATTCCTTCGCATCTCACTAGCACCTTTAAGGGTAAGGATCTCTGAGCCTTTAGGTACTACATTAACGTCTCCAGTAAACTTAATATTATCATTACTAATAACATTCCAGTAGAACTGGTACTCAATTCTAGGTTTAATGAGTCCAAAGTCTATATTCCTTACAGAATCTTTTATCCCTTTAGCTGCTGAGTCAAGTAACATAGATAACCCAGAAGCTGTCTGAGTTGCGCCCCCTGTGTTATGTGTAGGTATGAAGTTGCCACACAAGAACAAATGATCTTTAGAGTCTACCTTTATACAAGTTGCAGTATGAGAACCAACATATTCAACTCCAGTTATGTAAGTGTTTACATACCTAGTTCTTGCTATACGTCTATTCTCTTTTCTTTTTATCTTAAATATTGGAACTGTAAGATCATTATACTGGAATGTAACCTTATAAGAGGGTTTGTATCCAGCCTTTTTATTAACTGAAAATCCCTGAGTTATACCACCAAGAGACTTCACAAGTTGAATAAAATTGTCTCTAAGTTTCTTTGATGATGTAGTGAATATTAATCTTCCATTTTCTCCACAACACCCATCAGTATCCATAAGTCCACGTAGAACTTCTAGTCTAGTCCTCTCAGAGTTATACAGGTAATGTATTGGAATGAACTTATCAAAAGATCCTTTATCCCATACATCTGTTTTCTTGAGATCTGTTATCAGCCCTCTGCAATTATGATGAACACCATCAGGACCAAATGTAGTTTCATAAGGGATGTGGTCAAAGATTTCTAAATCTATACCTGAGATTTTTCCAGTCCCTTTACACCCATCCCCGAGCCACACTCCCATAGTATATGGATCTACAGGAACATACCAGTTTATGTAGACTACACTTTTGATATTTGGTATCTTAAATTTTGGTCTATACTTATCTCCATCTTTCCTATAGATACCTTCATCAAGTATTTGCTCTAAGCTCTTAGTCGTGAAGATGTCGTTGGTAGCTACATCCCATAGATGATCCATAGTGCAATCAACATGAGTGTTGTTAGAAAAACGTACTCTAAAGATATCGCAAGTTCCTTGTGGATATACTCCCTTTACTTGGGAGATACCCCCGTAAGTATTGCATACTTCCATCCCAACTTCGAGGTTGCTTATCTTTACATGGCCGAACGGAGTGACGACAGTCTCGTAGTCAGCCAAACTTCTCTCATTGCCGTAAGCATATCGAGGAATACCAGTAGCATCATCTGCTCTGATCTCAAACTCCTTATAGACTGCTAGCAACTCTTGTGCATTACTTGTAGGTTGCCAGAAAGTTATAGCTCTGCCACCAGCCCCTGAAGGGTCTGATGTAAGTTGCCAAACATGAAAAGGAGTTATATCATCTATCTCAGAGTCATCTGCAAGTCTATCTACATACACCTCTATCTGAGGCCCTGAAGCAACTGCCATATTATTAGCAAGTGCTCTAGCAGTAGCATTACACATCCTCTGAATATCTCTCATAAGCTCTGGCAGGGATCTTCCCCAAAAAGAACCGGGGATGTTCTGCCAGGATGCTTTATAATAAGGTCTCCTCAAGAGCGGATCAGCATTAAGTACACACTTAATAACTTCACCACCTGCAAGAATAGCCTCTACTTCAAACTCTCTATCCTCATCAATACCTATTTTATCTTCTTCAAATCCCCAATCAGAGAGTAACTTCCACCCTATAGACCCATGGAAGTGTACACCATGGATGATATTCTTTGAGGCTCTGAAGGTATCTCCACGATACTCCTCAATTACCTTTTCTGATTCTATAGATGAGTCAAGTTCTTCTCCTGTATATCCACTCTTAAAGTCTTCTAAGATCTTTCTAATGTTTTCTTCTTTATAATTAGGAACCCCTATAAGGTTGTACAAAGATTTTCTATCAAATCTGACATGCTCACAAAGATCTCCTTCTTGAATACTAGTTGCATTAGCACTAGGATAGATATCAAGTGGAGATACTCTCTTATTTAAGAAAACAAAATCTTCAATCTCTTCTACTTCACCATCTTTATAAGTAAGTCTCTTCTTCTTCGAGATTACAGGAGCCTTCATTATAGCTACCTGGAATACACAAAAGTCTTCAATAAACTCAGAGAATGCTTTCTCCCATTCCCCCTCTTGAAGTTGATCAGCTACAATCTTCTCATACTTCTTAACTTCAGTAAGAGCTACCTTATATATCTCATCTGCTATAGCTTCTTCAATATCTCTTTTAAGTTGATTAACTTCCTGCATCTTCTGTGCAGCATTCATAACAGCAGGTTGATTTGGTTGCTGCTGTTGTTCTCCTTCTACAGGTGCAGGTGTCTCTACAAGCTTATTGATTTGATCTTCTATCTGTGCTCTAATCTCTACAGGTAACTCAGGAACATCTGTAGGGTAGAGACCCCATGCATATTCCTTAGCTGGCATCATAATATCTCTGAGCCATGACATAGCTGCCCTACACTTTGTAGGTGTAAGGTTCATGTAGATCTCAGAGCCACCAGTTTCTTGTATCCTAGCAAGATCTTCAGGATCGTAGTGCCCATTATAAGCTCTGAGAGACTGAAGCATCTTCTCTTCAATACCAGAAGATCTACGAGTATCTTGATTCTCTCTGAAGACTTCCATGATATAAGAAGCTAAAGATGAATACTCTTCTTTCTCTTCTAGATAATCATCAGGATCTTCAATAGCTTTAGCATATAAATCTTCTATTTCTTGCACCTTATCTGCTGGTGCTATAAATACTCCAGGTCTGTCATGGTAACTATCCATCTTATACCCATAAGGTTCTAGTGCGTTTTATAGGTCTTTTAAATGCCCTCTTATGCTTTACATCTCTGATAGATTCAAAGAAGGTGAATGCAAGGGAATCTGCTAGATCAGGTGAAGGGTATCCAAGCCTCTTTAAATCTTTCTTAGATAAGAGTTGGATCTGCATTTTATTGTTGTAACCATACTCCATTGATGTAAGTTGAGATGGTAAGTTAATATCTTTCTCCCGAGTCTCTGCTGGGAGATCTGCACCATTCTCTAACCACTCTCTCATCTTACCCCATAACTGGGATCTAAGATTAGCATATCTCTCAGGTTCTGTAGATTTATTACTGACTACTACATCCTTTATAGGTAACTTAAGATCCCTACACCTGTCAGCAGTTCCAGCCCCTACCCCTATAGAGTCTATATAGATACCAGCACAATTATGGATTGAGTTAAACTCTGCTACCTTAGTAGCAACCTCCATGGTATCAAGACCTTTGTAAAGTTTATAGTCTAACATCTTAGGACCTTGGCGAACTACTAGGGCTGTAAGGTCATCACCAAATCTAGCTACATCTACTCCCATCACTTTAGGGAACTGATGGTAACTTCTATAATCTAGTTTGTTTCTTAATGCTTCCTCTACCGTGTCTGCTGAGATAAACTGAGATACACCAACTCTAGGGAACTGACCAAGAACTCGCATTCTATATAGGTCACTGTCTACCCCGTAGGTATCTTCCATCTCCTTGATCCAATCTTCATTAACATTCGGTGAGTCAAAAGCACTAAAGTAAAGCTTCTTCCAAGAACCTAGTTCCCTATTAAAGATCTCAAAGAACCTACCAGAAGACCTGACAGGGTTAGATACTAAGATAAATCTACCACCCTTACCAGTACTTAAAGTACCTAGTAAGATATCAAAAGCATCTTCAGGGATACCAGAACTTTCATCTCCTATGATGATATAGTTACTAGCATGTCCACCTGCAAGACTCTCTTTATTCTCTGCAGATGCTGTAACTAATGAAGCAAATTGAACATATGTCTTAGCTTTATATTCAACTTTCCTTAATGTAAGTTCAAAGAGATCTTGGAACTGCTTGGGCATTCTACGATACCACTTCTCTAGTTCATTTCTAAAGACACGCTCTAAGTGATTCGATGTAGGTGCTGTTATAAGTATACGACAATCTGGAAGAGTTATAAGATACAATAAAGTCATCATACAAAGTACTGCAGTCTTACCACTACCAGTGCAAGAAGATACAGCTACACGAGCTGCTTGATCCATAGAGAGTCTTACTAGCTCCTGTTGCTGACCAGTAAGAGTTATATCAAATAAGCTTTCTATTCCTAGAACATTATCTTTACTCCACAGGTCTACTAGGTCCTCGAACTGCTCTTGAGTTAATAAAGACATAAGTTACATACTATCCTCTTGTTCTATTAGAGTACCTTTAGCCTCTTTAGCTCTCTTCAAGATCTTATCAATAGCACTATCACCATCAAGACCTTCTATTGATATATTATCTTGAAAGGCAGCAAAGGTTCTTCCTAATTCTGAGATAGCTTTAAGTTGTGTCATAGCAGCTCTCTCACCTTCAAGGTTCTTAACCTTCTCCATGACTGCAAGGAGTTGAGACTGAATGAACCCTTTACCATCTACTATAGTCTTTAACTTATCTTGTTGTATCTTCTGCAAGTATGCAGCTACATTAGGTTTCCTTTTGAGATAAAAGGCTCTAAGGTGCATAGCTTGCTTATATTGCTCTCTATCCTTCTGATCTTTAGTCCTTTTAAGTCCTGCATCAAGCTTAGATTCTATTATAGCTTTGATGTCATCTCCATCATAGTTCATCAACTCACAGAAGATAACCTCATTATCAGAGAGGACAAGGCTATCAGGTTCAGAAAGAAGAGATAAGAACTCTTTATTGATCTTCTCAGGGTCTAGAACATCCATCTTAAAGGACTGATAGAGGGTAGGTTGCTGTGAGAGAAGGACTCTAGTCTCTCTTACATTGGATAAAGCCTTATGATGTCTAGTGATTATTAACTCTATGTTATTTGTAGTGGTCTTATACTTGTCTGCAAGGGCCTGTGTAGTCATACCAGAGTAGATATAGTCATCTATAATGTCATATTTACTTTCTTTAGTGATATTATCTACTTGCTTGCGTATAATGGTTTTAGTTTCCATAGGAGACCCCAGTGATTTATTGTGTAACTTAATGAATTTGTAGTATATATACCCCTTGTAGTGTTCTTTTAGACCCTATATGGGCAGGATTGTTGAGATTTTGGCAAGGATCTTAAAGGAGTCTGAAGGGGAAGGATTTTAGGG